GCTTTCTCCGTCGCAACTAATTAACATAATGATTACCGACATATTCATTATCCATAGAAGCCAATAATTTAGTTCTTAATTCAGTAAGAATCTGCCTTTCTTCATGCGTACTACATGAAGTAAAAGCAGTTGAATATTCAACATGATGTTTATTTGATTCTTCATTAAACGAGATAAAAATTTCTAACTTCACAGCCATAAATCACCTCATTAAATTAATTTCTCACTCTTTCAGGATTTACAAGAATAAATACGCGATGAGTAAAATCATCAGGATAGACTTTATTTTTGCTTTCTCGCTTTGGCTTTTTTGCTTTATTCTTTTGACCGACAATCTGACATTCAACACAATTTCCGTTTGCTATATATCTGAGAGTGTGTCCCTTGGGGCACGGTTTGCCAATATACTTATTCGGTTCCTCTTTCATTTGTTGAATTCCCCATGTTATTTAGATCGTTCACTTTAGTATTTTCTGATTCGGATTTTTCAAACCAGTCGTCGGGAGAAGACATACCATCACGTAGGCTTGCGTATATTTTTTTCATTTGGACCATCTGTGCGGGTCGCATTGACTCTACGCGACACTGAATACGCTTTTGTATCTGCTCAGATGTGACACCGAACTCTGTTTTAAAAACTTCGACCATCTTTTTAATGGCTTCTGCTGAAGTATCGGCATGACTATTTAGCGTGACTTCACACTGTCCGACTGCTGCTTCGATTACGTCACCGGGTATCACACCCAAAATACATGCCCGTAAACGCCTTGATCCCTGATTTGCTACCATTTCGTAAATATCGCGAGGGTCTTCTAGCTTTTTCTTTCCCTGTCTCGTGAATCGAACATGCGGAACAGTAAAGGTCTTAACTTGACGGGTGTTTGTTTCAATATCCCACGCGAACGCTTCAACAGACGATTCACCGTTTTTTTGTTCAAGTTCTCTGATGCCGAATTGAATATTTCCCCAGTTCTGAGCAAGCGCTTCGGCAAGACGAATGCTAGGCCCCGTTACTGCCGCTCCTCCCTTGCTATACGAATACAGCGCACCCTCTGCCAAAGTGGGGCGAGTACATGCTTGCAAAATTTTATCCATTGCAACAATTGGGTCGCGTGGGAATTTCTTGGCGATTACCATTGCTGCTTGAACTTCCTGTATTGCCCGCTGCTGTTCGACGGCAATCATCCCTGTTCCTTGTTGAGCTGATTGTCCTGCTGGGCCAAATGGGTTTGCTACTACATTATTCATCTCTGTTCCTTGCCCATGCCGGGCGTTGAATTACTTCAAAACCAAGACCCCAATTATCTGATGTCTTGCACTTGTGATATGTTTCGATATCGCGTCTAAATAATGAGTAACCAACATCATGATCATCATCATCAAGAACAAACAGCCGAACAGGATATCTACCGCAATCTATTGATTCACTGACGGCGATAAATGCAAAAGACGGGGATTGTCCAAAATGCTGCTTAAATCCCTCACAATACATTGCCGCTTGAACGTGATATCTAAACTCTTCGATGTGTCGTGAAAACCTATTTATGTCATCAACTTTTTTCACATCAACAATCAAAAGTTTTTCTTTTAAGAACTTATCTGGCCTGATCCTGCATAGCTCACCAGTTTCAATATCATTCCAATAAATTGAGGTTTCGCAGTGTCCTTCTGCATCAAGTAAATATCTGGCCCCCGGATGAGCCATTGCGCTATCACGCATAATTTTCAGCTTCCGATGCTGCTCGTAGTCCATCACGATTTTTCCTGTGTTAGAACATTGAGAGAGGAATTCCTTTTCATCTGCTTTTCCCTGATTTGTCCGTCTATTAAATTCGGGTGCTTCAATAAAACGATTACTGAATTGATCGGGTTCTAGTAATAAACAATGGAGCGCTGTTCCCATATCTAGCGCTTTTATTTTTTCCTCATCCATTGGTGCTTTTTTCATCCACTGCAAAAAAGCGGGGTTTATTGCTATCGCGTCTAACTGCGACTTACTCACTCCGGGTCCAAGATGATAATCTTCATTCGATATGTCATAATAAATGCCGGGTTTCATTGTTTGCCTCCCAATTAAACCATCCGCTGGTATTATCTAATTCAAGTTCCGTTGGGTCTTGTGCTTGACTTAATTCAAGATAACGTTCAATCATTGAGATTGATTTCAATATTTCCGTTTGAACGTCATATAAATATTCGTCAATGAAATCAGAGTCAGCAAGTCCATTTAAATCATCGTTACTCAATATGAATCCGCAAATTCGAGCATCTCTGATAATTCCTTTGAAAGATTCAAGAGTTAACTCGTCTCTCTTGCTTTCAATTTTTTGTTCAATAATTTCTTCTTCCGAAGGAGTTTTGAAAAATACTTTTTCATAAGCTAATAATCTCTCATCAGCTATCTGTCCACGAGTTTTCATATTGTTTATCTCAAGAATATTAAAATTAACGTCGTAAATAGAACTAAACAAGCGGGATATAACATAGCAAAGAGCCATTCTTTAATCATATTCATAGCTTAATCTCAGATATTGCATTGCTATAACCCAGTCAATTTGACTTTCTATTTTGAAAGCGATTCTTGCTTTAGACTGAGCTAAATTGAAAAGTTGTTTGTTGATTTTCATAATATATCCTTGAGCCGTCCGCTGGCTTACAATTCCATATTATTAAAACTCACCCTTGTTGATTTTAATTAGTGCTTCTGCATGCTGTTTAGCTGCTTCTTTTGTTAAATGAATAATGCCAAGTTCCAGAAAACGATTGTCACAGATATCATTTTTCCATATTAATTTTCTTATTGAGCTTATTGTTGTTGTTAAATCTAACATGAAATATTCATCATTGTATTCTAATTTGTAATCAACAGGCTTCGGAAAACTCACTTTGCCGACTGTTATCATTTCCGTTTCCGGCTTGCGGCGATATTTAAAATCAGGATTCCAATTTGGGTGATGAAAAATATCTTCCCATAATTCATTGGCATCATCATACATTTCCCAAAGCTTCCACGGTTCATTAGTTTTCAAAGCATCTTGTGCATATTGCATCATAAGTTCAGCGTGCACGTGTTTTTTATTTTCTGACATTGTTTAATCCTCGATTTTGGGTATGCCAATCATTCTGTTTAAATCTTCAACTTTTACTGATAATGAAGTGTTTATACTTCTAATATCCTCAAAGGGAATTAAATCTTTCGCTTCCGGCCAGACTTCAATAAGTCGCTTTGTTGTAGTGACTGAATTTAAAATAGCGTAAACGTTATTTTTTATTTCATCTTTCTTATTGTTTAGCTCATTTGATTTTTTTTCTATCTCCGTAAAACGAATAGAGAGTTCATGGTCCGCTGGAAAACGACAATGATTTTGCGTGGGCGTTATTAACTTAATGTCTTTTCCTATGTCATCTTTGCCGTAATATAGTTGTCCCGACTGGAGTCCACCAAAGGCGGCGTATATGCAATACGCAAGTACATTATAAATATGAATATCTCTGTCAATATTAACTTGTAACTCTTTAATATCTTCAAGTGCTTTATCGTATACGCGATTATAATGCTTGGCTTTTTCTTCCCCTCCCAACGCGGCAACTCGGACGTCTTTTGCGAGCTGGTCCTTTTCTCGCCCCAATTGGGCGTAGGATTCAGATATTCCAGCAGATGATAACGCGTTATTAACTATTTCTTTCTTTAAATCTCTTGTTAATTTCTTCGACATAATTTAATCCTCACGTTTAATTGATAGACAACCATTGACGCGCGTTATTTCTATTTCTCCAGGCAAGAGAGACACACATCTTGCGCATTTCAGAACCGCGACGATAGATTTTAGCTTGAGATAAATAGCGAATTTGTTCAGCTTTACACTCAGTTGCAAATTTTATTTTTGTGCTCATACTTAATCCTCTATATTTATAAATAGCATCCTCTTTATTTTATTTCCAGCGGTGGAGGCAGTGGCATCCAGTGCGTAACTATTACACCATTTCTTTCTATCGTATCATCAGTACAAGAATCAATACTTATATAAGTACAACATTCAAACCATGAAATATCATAGTAAGACATTACTATATCGAAACAATTGGTATAAGCTAAAACATATTCGCGATGTTTCGGCAATTTATCTTTAACACTAATCCACTTCATAAATACCCCTGTTATTAATTTAACAAATAACATCCCTGTCGATGATTCCCTGTTGTTTTCCCGGTGTGGCGAAGTAATGTTGGTTATTGAACCTGCTCAGAACGTCCATCACATCGGAAAACCGTCCCATCTTTACTGATTGAGATTTTCGTATCTCGATGTTGTCTCAATGCAATTCTAACTGCTGTCTCTGCATTATTTATATATGCATCAAATTCATTTTGTAATTTATCTAATTTTAATTTCCACTCTCTTTCTATTTCTGCGTAACGTTCGTTCGATGGCGGTGAATAAAATGACATTCCGTAGTACTCATGACCTCTCATGACAGATTCAGCTAATGATTTAACTTGTTCTTGTGTTAGAACTAAATCGCAATCATCAGCGCCGCAATAAATGCAGTCACTCCAATATTCTAAATCATTCATGTATGTTTCCTCATATGATCAACTCATCACAGCCCACTCGTAATATAAATGAGCTGTAATTAGTTAATTCACGGTCTAGCGCATCCTGCGGCAATATACTGTTCATCTGGAGTTAACTCATCCCTGTTTTTGATAATAAATTGCTTTCCTACAAAGTCAGTTATTCTTTCATCTCCCCAGTACGGTAGAATTAACTTTTCACAAAACATGCCGCTATCAAGTGCATCTTGAGCCTTTGCATAATATGAGTAACAGCCCGCTAATGAGTTATTTGTCCGTGAAACTGTGTCCGCTGCGCGATACTTAATAATGACTCGCTTTGATTTGACTATTTCCATATTCACACTCTCATATTAATTATCTGATTGCAAAGTATAATTACAATTCACAAACTTTCTTCATATGTTCCATATATCGTTTTGTTCCTATACAATTCAATTCATGATGTCTCGCTTCACATTTCAATCGAATTGCTTCAGCGCTCAATCCATGATTACGAGCATTCAATTCCTTATTTCGTAATAATTTTGCAGATTGTAATTCGCAACCAATATAATCCTCATCCATCATTTTTATTGCGTTATTAATCTTATTTTTAACGTGCGGCTGATTGATGATATCACTTAATGATGTTATAAAAGCTTTGAAATCATTTTCATCAGCGATTATTCCTTTAAGTTTGATAAAACCCTTATCATCTCGATCTAGGAATCGAGATCTGGAACCTGTTTTGTTCACTATATTCATTGCATTTTGATACTTATTACAATAATTGTTCATATGAAAAAGAACAGGAGTCAATAGTGCATCTTTAACAAAAGGTCTGATAACAACTTCCTGATGAACGCCGCCAGCATCCACATCAAAATTACCAATCACAACTTCAATATTCATGGTCTTAGCAAACTCGATCATATCTTGTGTTATATTCATTTTATTCACATCCCTTAATTATCTGACTGAATAGAGCCAGGTATTATGTAAGCAATGACTGCCTGTAATTTCTGGCTTATCATTACCTTTTAATGCAACAATTAAATCAACCAACGTATTGGCAGTGTCATTCTGATTATGTTTCAAAGTTAATATTTTTCGTGGCTCTGGTTTTAATCCGAAAATTTCATCAACAATATCTTCAACTGAACATTTTGACTTTTCGCGAGCTTCGATTTCATCAAGACGCATTTTTCTGATATGACATTGTTCACGATATTTCATTTGTCTGCGTAATCTGCAACGTTCACGCGACGGAGTACGCTTTGCCATATTAAATACCTCCGGTAAAAGTGGTTTTGGGGTGTAGTGGCAGTCTTTCGAGCGATACCTTTCCCTTATAGGTCCTGCGTCGGTCATTCATCATTGAGAGTTTTCCTTGCGGGACTTATCTCTGTGATGTCAACTGCGGCCAGCTTCACTACACTCCAGAACCACTTCTTGAGGTTTGTACACCTGGATCGGCATACGGTTTCATCATATTGTTAAAGAGCGGAACTGCGTTGTTACCTTGACTTCCTAGTGTTACTTGTACTGCGTTGTTTCTAGCACTTGCGAATCATCTACCTTTTCATACGCCGGTAGCGGCTACTTCGTGGGCTTTCCTGCCTTTTCGCTTGTCTGCGTGTCTTTGATGTGATGGATAATACAAGAAACATTGTATGTTTGTAAACAAGAAAGTTTGTAAATATTGTTGTTGTATTTGTATTTCATTGTTTTATATATAAATTTAATTTCAAGGAAAGTTTTCTGGATGGGATAGTTGGCTTGAAAATGGGGATATTAAGATCTTTCTATTATATTGCTGATTTTAAATGAAATTATTGATGTGATAAAACGATGATAGCTATAACCTGTTGATTTTTATGAACAACGATTACTTGTGGATTATTGAATGATCTTAAGAAGGTAAAGAAATCCACCACCCGTTTAGGGTGGTAGTAGAGATTAGAAGATAAGTTTTGCAATACCGATTGCCAGACCGGTTATTCCTAACATTGTAGCCGCAATCCATTTTGTTTGAGTTGCAATAGATTGGTGAACTTCAATTCTCACAGATGCAATATCTTCTTTTGTCGCATAGTTAGCTTTCATAACTGCGAGATCAGTTTTGATGAGATTCAGATCATCTTCAAGTTTTTTTACTCTGGTTTCAAGCATATCGTTGTTGCCTCCATCACCACTATTACCGCCAGAGTTGAAAGTTGGTAAATCACCCCTAAACGGAATTACATTATTTTTTGGTTCACTCATCACCGTCTCCCTCAATAATAGCGGGATATTTTTGCTTTATCCACTCAAGAACCTGAACAGCATCTATAGTAATGGCGTTTCCACATTTTTTACAAACAACTAGAATATAAAAATTATTTGCACTTTCGTGATAGATGCTTTCTGCCTTAAACACATTAACATAGGTACCAAGTTTCATGTTTATTGGCATATTGCACCCCGCACTAACCTGGGGAACACTAAGAGATATATGACCACAAAGCATACAATGTGGAGTAATCCCTTTTGAATCAAAATACTCACCTAATATTTCAGCGGTAATGAATTCAAAATTCTCATACATTGAAGACATTCATTCTCCTGATCTTAAACATAATATGTTGATAATAAGTAAGTTTTATAAAATTATTCATAACTAATCTCGTCATCATCAATGTAGCGTGTGTTTTTTATAATAGCCGATACATAATGAATCATTTTTACATGATGCTTGGGAATTGTGATTGGACGATGATCACTATTTATGCTTGAAAACTGATAATCACCATTTCGTGTTATATTCATGATTTTTATCATATTATGTCCATTATGTGTTCTAACAAAAACTTCATCACCGGGATGTACCGGAGTATTCGGTTCAATAACAACAAATTCACCAGACTGTATGCGGGGCCACATGCTATCTCCTTTAACTTTTAATCCATATGCATCATGATCAGTACTACAAATGCGTAACCATCCAGCATGGAATTCAACCATGTCTACGGCACCGTCAATACCGAGAACAGCCTCTCCAATTACCCTAACTAATCCGTTTTTAGGCTTTCCGGCGTATTCTATTTCTTCTTTTTTATCTTCCGTGCCATAAAGCAGATAACTTACAGAACATTGTAAGGCGACAGCAAGTTCAGGGAGAAAACGCGGTCTTTTTGTTTTCCCTCTTTCTAGTTGTTCTATTGACTGTTGTTTTGTTCCGATCAAATCAGCCAGCTCAGTTTGAGTTAAGTCTAGCTCGATTCGTCTAATTTTTACTCGTTCTGCGATCGTCATGTATTCATTACCTCATTTACACCCCTTAATTTTCACAAGAAAACCTGTATTTGACAAACAATCTAATTTGTATTTTAATACAAGAAATTTTGTCAAGGAGGTAGTATGGAAACATTATCAGAGCGGCTCAAACGGAAACGTTCAGAAATGAACATGACACAATCTGATTTGGCAGGAAGGGTAGGGATGACGCAACAATCTATACAGTTGATAGAAGCTGGTATCACTAAACGTCCTCGTTTCATATTTGAGATCGCTAATGTATTGAAGTGTGATCCATCTTGGCTGTTATATGGAAATCCAAATTAATTCGTATAACAACAAGACCGCTCTTTAACAATCCGCCCTCTATCTATGCCGATCCAGGTGTAGATTCCCTGCCAGTGTGGGGATTCCCTGTAAACGGGGAGCGTAACCCTCAATAGGGTTATTAACTTTATTTTATTTAAGGAATTTAACATATGGATACTGCAACGGAACGCAAATTTCGCGAAATGGAAAGCAAGTTAATTAAAAAACTGGTGCTGAAAGGTGCACGCAATGTCGCAGAAATTATCGGGTTTCATGAGTCTCAAATTGCGAGATGGCAACGACCGCAACGGATCGACGACATTAGTTTTATTGAGAAGATGGCCCGGTTTTTAGTTGCGATTGAATTCGAAATCCCGGAACAAGAAGTTGTCATGACAGGGGAAGATGCTAAGGCGCTATTAGCTGCTTTAGAGCTTATCAGGTACCCAAAGAGAAAAACCTCAGCTGTAACTGAGGCTTCTAATCAAATCGAAATGTCAATATGAGTCAACGGGGAGCTCTCATTCCCCCTATATACCACTAACATAGCGAAATAATCATGACAGAGAAACCAATTATTTTCAATGTGAAATGGTCCGGGAAATTTCGTCAGCTGTGGGAATCAATTTACACTGATTCACTCAATGGCGGCGAGTGAGGTGATTATGCCAAAACGCAGAAAAACCAACCAGGATGAAGAAAGATGTTACCCAGATAGTCCTGATGGGCTACTAGTCACAGCATCAAAAAACAGGGCGTTTGCCGCCCGCTTCATTGGTGAATATCGGCTAGTGAAACAGGAGGTTGGCGGTGGCAAACGTAGCAAGACTTGATGATTATCGGCCCCAACCTGAGGCCGTGGAGAGGAAAGTGGCCGATGTTGAAGACGGATACACAAGGATAGCCAATGAACTATTGGAGTCTATAGCGAGTTCGGATCTGACAGCCAGGCAATTGAAAGTGATGCTGGCAGTTATCAGGAAAACTTACGGCTTTTGTAAGAAAGCGGATCGCATTGCTGATTCTCAGATTGCAGAAATAACAGGCTTATCAAGACAGAATGTAAACAAAGCAAAAAATGAATTAATTTCAATGAGATTACTATTTATTGACGGTAATAAAATTGGAGTTAACAAGAACATCTCATGTTGGGAGAATCAATCTAGAGACAGTGTCTCTAATTTGAAGACAAAAAATGTCTCTAACTTAGAGACAAATGATGTCTCCAGTTTAGAGACACACAAAAGAAATACTTTAAAGAAAAAAGAAAAGATCCCCCTTACCCCCACGGGGGATAATGAGCGGATTGTTAAACCTAAAAAGCGAAAATCAACCCCTCCCATCGATTACGACGAATATCTCAATGCCTACAACGAGGAAGTTGGAGACAGATTACCACACGCTGTAGAAGCCAATACCAAGCGACAGAGAGCGTTAAAGAAATTAATCCCTAAGCTATTAACCCCTAACGTTTGTGGATTCCGATCATACGTTCGGGCGTTCGTTGGCATGGCTAGGCCGTTTTACTTTGGCGATAACGATCGTGGATGGACGGCGAGTTTTGATTTTTTATTACGTGAAGAGACGCTGACAGGCGTTCGTGAAGGGAAATTTGCAAGGAAAGATTATGAACAGTTATAACATTGAAGCTAGTGTGATTGGAGGGTTGCTGATTGGTGGGTTAACGCCAGATGCAAGTGATGTACTGGCAACGCTGGAGCCAGAAGCATTTGCTACCTCGTTTTATCGTGAGACATTCAAAACCATCAGATCACAAGCCAAAACCAGAGGGCTGATTGATTCTCTGATGGTTGCTGATGCTATGGGAGACGGGCATTTTGCTAATGTCATGGAAACAGCTAAAAAGTGTCCTAGTGCGGCCAACTTAAAAGGTTATGCGAATATGGTTGCAGATAACCACAATCGCCGAAAAATCCTTGAGTTAATGGACGATGCTCGTGAGCGTATCAAGAATGGGACTATCGAAAGTGCCACTGAATCAATGGATTGGTTTATTGCTCAGGTGACACAGATCCGTAAACCACGTGATGAAATTCGCCCTTTGCACGTTTCAACGTTGCTTGGTGAATATACCGAAGTACTGGAGAAGCGTCTTAAAAACGGCGAGCAATCAGACACATTGAAAACGGGTATTGATGAGCTGGATGAAATTACGGGGGGTATAAACCCGGTCGATTTGGTGATTGTCGCCGCTCGGCCTGGGATGGGAAAAACGGAATTTTCACTCAAAATTGCTGAAGGTGTTGCGGAGCAAAAAATCACAGGAACAAATCAAAAGCGTGGAGTGTTAATTTTCTCAATGGAAATGGATTCTTTGCAGATTATTGAACGTCAGATTGCCGGTTCTTCAAACCTTTCCGTATCGGCATTACGTAATCCGGCACGGATGGATGATGAAGGTTGGTCACGTATTGCTGGCGGTATAGGTCGATTGCAGGGATTGGATGTTTGGGTTGTCGATGCAAGTAAACTTAACGTTGAACAGATCCGTGCCATCGCTGAACGCCACAAACGAAATCACCCGTCACTGTCTTTGATTATGGTTGACTATCTCGGTCTGATTGATAAGCCAAAATCGGAGCGTAACGACCTGGCAATAGCCCATATATCTGGCAGTCTTAAATGCATGGCTAAGGATTTGAAAACGCCCGTTATGTCTCTCAGTCAGCTATCACGTGACGTTGAGAAGCGGACTAACAAGAGACCTGTAAACGCTGATTTGCGGGATTCGGGCAGCGTTGAACAAGATGCGGATAGTATCATCATGTTGTATCGAGAAGCCGTGTACAATGAAAATTCCCCTGCGGCGCCATATGCAGAGATTATCGTAACAAAAAACAGGTTCGGGCAACTTGGAACGGTTTACCAGAGATTCAAGAATGGGCATTTTTTGCCAGTGGATCAGGAAGAGGCCGCAAGAGTGTGTCAGAGCAGTGATAACAAACCTCACAAACGTTTTGCTAAAGGAGCAAATGTATGAGTTTGAAATCCCTGATGAGCTACAGAGGTGAAACATGACAGAGAAACTTAAGCCGTGTCCGTTTTGTGGAAGCAATGATCTTTGTCCTGATTATGAGGATAGAGGTTCATATGAGTACGCATCTTGGATTAACTGCGGGAATTGCGGAGTAGATGGTCCGTTATCGAAATGGGAAAATAGTTACAAGGAAGCAGAATCGGCAGCTATTCGAGCATGGAACAAGAGAGTAAATAACGATGAATAAACTTAAATGCAGACGATGCCGAAGAGTATCAGATCGTAAAGATTTAATTGAAATTAAAACTAAATATTATTACAGCGATTTAGCTTGTCCGAATTGCCGTTGCAAAACATTTTCTCCTGTTGATGAGAATAAAGATAGGGGGCCAGATGGAAGCTGATTTTTGTTTTCACGAATCAAATAAATCACAAGCATGGGAAATATTGAAAGAAACACTTCAAACGAAACAGCCGCATCGTATTATCATCAAGCCGTGGAAAGATATTCGGTCTATCCCACAAAATAGCACATTTCATATGTGGTGCGGTGAAATAAGTCGTTATTTGAATTTACATAATTCCAAATTAACGCCGGAGGAAGTAAAAGAAGCCCTTAAGCATACGTTTTTGGGTTATGAGGCAATAGATATTATTGATTTAAATACTCAGTCACCTGAGCGCGTCAGAATACTCAGAAAGACTTCGAAATTAGATACGGGTGAAATGTTCTATTTCATGACGCAAGTTGAAAAGTGGGCGTTAGATATCGGATGCTTAGTTACTATTCCAAATAACTCGCAATATATGAAATTAAAACAGGAGCAAGATAGATGAATGACTGGATACTCTATTTCTATGCATTTATCGGCATTGTAGCAACATTTGTTTGTGGTCTTGTGTGGCTCGCGTGTGCTGCGAGAGTACTTTGTATTTATGCGCTATGGCAACTTAAGCAGAGTAAAAAAGCATTGCGGATTGGCAGGGAAATGAAGAGAGAAGCGAAATGGCTTATAGAGCAAAATTTTCTTTTATCAGCGGTGGCTTTTGAAAGAAGGAATAAGAATGAAAAATAAATACTTAAATGGAGTTGATGATGTTATTCGAGGTAAAAAAGATTATAAACGATGGCCTACAATAAAACGTGCGTTCAGATACTTGATATGGGCTATTTTCGGAAGTCAAGAAACTGTCAGTTATGTCGGGTGTGTTTTCTATTTAGGTATTGTTCTTACACTGATTAAGCATGGTGAATTCAAGAAGGAACGAGATAATGAAAAAACCAGTAAGGCGGAAATGTAAAATATGCTGTGAGTGGTTTATACCAAAATACCCAAATATATATTGGTGTAATCCTGAGCACGGCGCGGAATTAGCAATCAGAAAAAGAAACAGGGACAGAGAAAAAGCAGAGCGGGCACTTAAGAAGAAACAGCAACAAGAATTAGCAGAGAAGAAAGATAAACTTAAAGCCCGTCGATTAGCAGTCAAGCCACTCTCATATTTCAGAAATCAGGCTCAGCAAGCATTTAATGCATTTATCAGAGAAAGAGATAAAGACCTTCCGTGTATTAGCTGTAATAGATGTCACAAAGGACAATATCATGCAGGGCATTATCGAACAACTAAGGCTCATCCAGAATTGAGATTTGATGAAGACAATTGTCACAAACAATGCTCTGCATGTAATAACCACTTATCAGGAAATATAATTAACTATAAACCCCGGTTGATTGAGAAAATCGGGCAAGAAAGGTTTGATGCTCTAATGATGCCAAGGCCGCTAATGAAATGGCGGCGTGAAGATTACGAACGTATTTGTGATGAATATCGTGCAAAACTCAGGAGATTAAGCGATGACAATCTTCACTGATATATCGGCAGCAATTGAGGAGGCTCGATGGCTACGGCAGCAAACAAAGCATCATCATGTTGTCACTCAAAAACGAAACGGAACTCTCACAGTCAGACAAGAAGTCGGAATAAATAAAGAGAGTCGTCTACGTAAAGCTTATAGCACTCGTTACGATTGTCGTATTGCAACAGTACTGTCGGAGATAAGATAATGCGTGACATTCAGTTAGTTTTAGAGCGCTGGGGGGCATGGGCGGCTGATAATAGAGAGGATGTCTATTGGTCTCCAATCGCTGCCGGATTTAAAGGACTGATTCCCAATAAAGTTAAATCGCGGCCACAGTGTTGTGAGGATGACGCTATTGTTATTTCTAGCTGTATGGCAAAGCTGAATCAAAAGAATAGCGATATCCATGATTTGTTATTTGACTACTACGTGTTTGGTAAAACATTCATGCAATTAGCTTATGAGCATAAATGCTCTGACGGTCATATTGGTAAGAAATTACAAAAGGCGGAGGGTATTGTTGAAGGGATGCTGATAATGCTAGGCGTAGAACTGGAAATGGATAAATGTGTTCAAAAAATTGCAGCCTAATTTAATAAAAGAGTTTACGTACGTAAAAAACTGAATATTATGATAAGAGTGATAGCTATGTCACACAGCTTATCGAATTAATAATCCTCGTACTCACGGGGTTTTTTATATCCCAAATTTAATATGAAAGACGAATTCAATTGATTACGGAGGCTGCGTATAGCGCGGCCTTTTTTGTATTAGCAACCACCTCATTAAAGGCAGTTGCTAACTGTGAGAAGGCCATAAAAAATTTATTTGGGTAATTCAGGTTTCTT